CAATTTAATAATCCCCATTTACTCTCAATTATTTGCAAGACAATTAAAACCGATGTCCTGTTGCCTAGAGCCTTATATTAACGAAATAAATAAAGTATATGAAAAGTATTAAAATATTATTAATTAGTTTATTAATTTTGTCATGTTCCACAAATGATGACGACTGTAATTGCGTAAAAGAAACTTATAGGTATAACCAATATACAGTGACAGGCTCAAACGGATTGCCTCATCTTACTTTTGATAAAGAAGTATTATCTATTGAAACTGTTAACTGCCAAGACGAACAAGATCAAGTAAGTCAAGGCAATGGTGTATATTTTAATATAACTTGTGATTGATTATGGAAAGTATTAAAATAAAAGATATAAAACCAAACGAAAATAACCCAAGGTTTATAAAAGATTACAAATTTAAAAAACTTGTAAAATCAATTAAAGAGTTTCCAGAGATGCTAAAGTTAAGACCTATCGTAGTAAATAGCGATATGGTTGTACTTGGTGGGAATATGCGTTTAAAAGCGTGTAAGGAAGCAGGATTAAAAGAAGTTTACATACTAAAAGCAGATGACTTAACAGAGAAACAACAAAGAGAATTTATAGTAAAAGACAACGTAGGTTTTGGAGAATGGGATTGGGATTTATTAGGAAATGAATGGGATAATGAGTAGCTTACAGATTGGGGAATGGATGTATGGCTACCAGAAACAGAAGTAGATTATTCGTTGTTAGACGATGATGATGATTTAAGTACAGAATTAGAAGATATGGCTAATGGGGTAAAGAAAGCTATACAGATTGAGTTTGAGCCTGACCATTACCAAGAAGCCTATGAGCTTGTAAAGTTTTGGAGAGAACAGGGTGGTTATGTTGGTAAAATGATTTTGGATTATTTGAAAGCTGAAAAAAATAAAATATGATAGTTTGTATTCCCAGCAAAGGTAGACCAACTACAAAAACATATAAATTATTTGAAGCAGTTGGAATAAAAGTTTTTCATTTTATTGAGCCACAAGAAATAGAGCAATATAACGTTCCGAACAAAATAAGTATAGAAAAAAATAACGGTGGTATTGGTTATGTTAGAAATTTTATGTTAAAATACGTAAAAGAAAACAATTACGAATGGGTTATTATTTGCGATGACGATGTTACTAGTTTTGGTGTTTATAACGGTAAGACAGTTAAAAAAGACGCTTCTATTTGGTTTGATATATTAAATAAAGTTAAAAACCTACCTTTTGAAATTATAGGTATTAATTACACCCAACACGCTTGGCACGAAAAAACAAAGTATTCTGTAAATAAAAAATTTGCAGAGGTCTGTGTGTTAATGAATGTAAAAAAAATCAATTGGGAATACAGAGAAGAATTTAATCTAAAAGAAGATAGAGATTTTGCAATGCAAACAATAAAAAAAGGAAGCGGAGTTTTAAGATTTAATCATTATTGGTTTTCTTGTCCTGATGTTGGCACAAATAAAGGCGGTTTGCAAAATGAATATAAAGCAAAAAAGGACGAACAAACCGCAAAGAAAATGTGTAACGAGTGGTTTCCTTTTGTAACTTTAAAGAAAAAAGGAGATAGGATAGATATGAAAACAGATTTAAAAGGTTTAGCCACTTATTATAAAAAAACAGTAAAATGAAAAGAGTTGATTTAATAAAAGTAGAACACGAAACAAAGATAGGAGAAACTTGTCCGCATATAGAACCAAACATTACAGAGGATTGTATATTTTATGAAAACAATATTCCGATAGGTTTTTTTATTCGTGATATATCAAAGTATTCAGAGAAATGTGCAAAGTTAGCAGACCTATCAGATAAAGAGTTTAGAAGTAAAAATGTTCCAAAATCAGTAAATAGCGGAAGAATAAATCCTGATGGATATGACCCAATAACAGGCAAAGGTATATATAAGTGGAATACTCAACAATATAGTTGCATTATAGGTTCTATTGCTCCTAAACCAATGATGAGAAGACCATACCCAACTATAAGCAGAATACATCAAATTAAATCTGCTCAAACGTTTATAAAAGCTATGTTATTATTAGCAATAGAAAGCGAAAAAATAATAAAAGAAATAACACCTAGTATATACGAAACACAAAAAAAGATATTTGAAGAAACCGTACCTAAAGAATGGCGATTTGCAAATTTATTTACTAGCTCTATTTCTAATTTTAATATACCTGCTGCGTTTCATAGAGATACTGCCAATATAAAAGATTGTGTAAACGTAATAATAACCAAAAGGCAGAACTCAAAAGGTGGAAACCTACACGTCCCAGATTATAACGCCACTATGGATAGTTGTAATAATTCAATGTTGGTTTATCCTGCTTGGAAAAACATTCACGGAGTTACTCCAATCATACCAACTCACGATGGAGGATATAGAAATAGTTTAGTATTTTATCCTTTAAAAGCCTTTGTAAACATATAAATTCATGAACAAAACCGTACAACATAAAAAAGCAATTTTAGACGCTTTAGAGCAATCATTGGGAGTTGTTACTTCTGCTTGTAAAAAAGTGGGTATTGGTAGAACTACTTATTATGGGTGGCTATCTGATGACGCTGACTTTAAAAAAGCAGTAGACGAAATACAAGAAGTAGCCATTGATTTTGCGGAAAGCCAATTACATAAGCAAATAAAGGGTGGCTCAACTGCTGCAACTATTTTTTACTTAAAAACAAAAGGTAAAAAACGTGGCTACATTGAAAAAACAGAAACTGAAACGTTTTTAAACTTAAATGAAAACTTCGATATAAAAGATATTTTTAAAGTTGGTAAATCTAAATGAAAAATATAATTTACTAGGTTCAAATTGTAGGTACTTTGTATTGTCAGGGGGGCGTGGGTCTGGGAAGTCATACGCAGTTAACAGTTTTTTATTACTTTTAACTTATGAGGTAGGACACGTTATATTATTTACACGCTATACGCTTGTGTCTGCTCACGCTTCAATTATACCAGAGTTTATAGATAAAATTGAAACCGCTAATCTACAAAGTGATTTCAGTATTACAAAAGATGAGATAGTAAACTTGCGTACAGGTTCAAAGATATTATTTAAAGGTATCAAGACATCAAGCGGAACGCAAACCGCAAACCTTAAATCGTTGGCAGGTGTTACTACGTGGGTACTAGATGAAGCAGAGGAACTAAACGACGAAAATACATTTGATAAAATAGACTTCTCAATACGTGCTAAAGGAATACAGAATAGAGTTATACTAATTTTAAATCCAAGTACAAAAGAGCATTTTATATACAAACGTTTCTTTGAAAATAAAGGCGTTGAAGCTGGAGCAAATCTAATAAAAAAAGATACCACATACATACATACTTCTTATCTTGATAACATAGATAATTTATCAAATAGTTTTATTTCACAAGTTGAGCAAATGAAACTTAATAACTCATCAAAGTATCAACACGTTATTTTAGGCGGTTGGCTAGACAAAGCAGAAGGTGTTGTGTTTACAAATTGGAAGTTTGGTAGTTTTAACCCTGATAATTTACAGACTTCTTTTGGGCAGGATTTCGGTTTTAGCGTAGATCCAACAACTTTAATAGAAGTCGCTATTGATAAGACTAAACGCAAAATATACATCAAAGAATGCTTTTACAAAATAAGGCTAACAACTTCAGACATAGCCTTAATGAATTTAGAATATTGTTCTAATAGTTTAATCGTAGCAGATAGCGCAGAGCCTAGACTTATTGCTGAACTAAAATCTAAAGGTTGCAATATTAGACCAACTGAAAAGGGTGCAGGTAGCATTTCGGCAGGTGTGGCTCTTATGCAAGATTATGAATTAATAGTTGAAAGTAACAGTACCAACGTAGCAAAGGAGTTAAATAATTATATATATGCTGATAAAGGTTCTAAATTGTTTGTAGATAATTTTAACCACGCTATTGATGCTATAAGATATAACGTATTCTTTCACTTGGCAAATCCTAATCGTGGCACTTACGATATTAGATAAAAAAAGACCTCACATTTCTGCAAGGTCAATTCACCGATAAAATACACTTAAATTTAAAACCACTAGCAATATAATAAAAATTTAAATACTGACAAACAAAAATAATAAAAAACACGTTATAAAGTATGAAGCAGGTTAAAATTAAAATTCCTAACGGTTTAGATGATATAAAATTATCACAGTATCAAAAGTTTTTAAAGACTACTGAAGGAAGTGAAGATGTTAAATTTATATCACGACAAATGGTAGGCATCTTTTGCAATTTGTCAGATGATATAGTTAAAAATATGACTAAAGTATCTTTTGATGAAGTTGCTGAACATCTTAACAATCTTTTTAATTTTGAAAATGAAGCGTTTAAACTTGAAAATATAATTGATTACAATGGTGTTACACTTGGGTTTATACCAAACTTTCAAGATATAACTTTAGGAGAACAAGTCGATTTAGAAGCGTATATAAAAGACTGGCAAAAGATGGATCTAGCTATGGGTGTTTTATACAGACCTGTAAGCGTTAAGAGTAAAGAAAAATA